CCTCGGCCTGTGCGGCGCGGGCATCCTGCCGACGCTGGTGCTCGTGCAGGGCGTCGTTGACGCTGAACGCCCGCAGGTATTCGGTGGTGCAGGCTTCGGCGTCCTCGCCGCAGGTGTCCCGGATCAGGCGCAGTTCTTCCCGCCGGGTCTCCACGCTCTTGCGCAGCTCCCGGCTGGCCTTTGCCAGATCATAGGTCTTGTTGAGCCACTGGGGCACAAGCAGGCGGTCAAAAGAGATCAGCGGTTCCAGCTCCCCGATGCAGTCCCGGTAGACCAGCCGCAGGGAGGACGCTTTTTCCTCCCGCTCGGCCTGCTCCACGGCCTTGACCTGCTGGTCAATGGCCCCGGACACCTGCTTGCACTGGGCCTGCATGGCCTTGATGCGCTGGCCAAAGGCTTCCAGCGGGTCGGTATAGAGCTTCTTCGCGGCCCGCAGAGCGTCGCCCAGCTGCTTGTCCCACTTGTTGACGGCGGCCCGGTCGGCCTTTGCGTCCTTGATGGATTCCGGCGTGTACACCCGGCCGGTGTAGGCGGCCAGAAGCTCGTCCAAATTTTTCTGGACTTCTTCCTCATTCCAGCTCATGGCCGGAATGACCGGGCGTTCCACCCGGACAGTCAGTTCATTCGTCATCTTCGTCTTTCTCCTGTTCCGCCGCTTCCTGTGCGGCCTGCTGTTCGTTGGTCAGGAAATAATAACCATCCGGCGGCTCCAGCGGCGGGCCGTAGCCGTCCAGGGCAAGGTCATACATCGGGTTCATCAGGCGGCACCTCCGTCGTAGCCCTCCGGCTGGCGGCAGAGCAATGCGGCTTCCTGCCGGATGCTATTCAGCGTGTTGCAGATGTACGAGAAGGTGTTTTCCAGGTCCTCACCCGTCAGGCGGGAATAGCTGCCCTTGCAGCTGTTCCAGATGGCAAGCATTGCCTCCGGGCAGTGATTGGCGGTTTCAAAGTCGGTCTGTCCAAGGTCGTCCATCCGGCTGGTCATGGCCTTCATCCGGCGTTCCAGCTGGGCGCTGTTCTTTTTCAGGCGGTCATTCTCTTCCTGCAATTCCCGGTTGCGGGCATCCGCAAGGCCCCACGCCTTTTCTGCGGCACGGCGGTCCACCTCTTCCTCGTCCACAACGCCTGCAATGGGCTGGTGCTTTAAGGCGTCCTCGGCTTTGTGGGCGCGGGCTTCGGCCCTGTCGCGCTCAGCTTCGGCTTTCTGGCGCTGGAGGTTGGCCGCAATGCGGCTCTCGTCTGCATCGTGGTAGCTCTGCTGGAGCTTGGCGTTCTGCTCGGTCAGGCCCTGAACATCCGCAAGGGCGGCATCCCGCTGGGCTTCGACATCTTGGATGTGGCTTTCCGCCCAAGCAGCCCGATTCTGGGCACCCAGCAGCTTGTCCCGCTCAGCCTCGGCAGCATCGGCCCGCTCTTTCTCGGCCTTGATCTGGGCAAGGGCTTCCTGATACTGCTTGTGCGTTGTGATATCACCGCTCTTGACCTGTGCCACCAGCTCTGCCGGAGCGCTGGGCTTTGCCACGGCATACAGCAGGGTCGGCGGCAGGGCTTCCAGAATGGCCCGCTGGCGGGGGCTGCTGCCGTCCATCAGGGCAGAGACCTGCAGCAGGTTGTAGGCGGTTGACTTGGTGATGCCAATGGAACAGCACCATGCCCGGAAAGAATCATCGCCACGGTTGCCGTGCTTGGAGTTGTCCAATTGTTGGACAACTCCGCACAGCGCATCATGGGCAGCAGCAATGGCATTGCCCATGTGCACGAGGCCGCGCTCGGCCAGTTTTTTGCCGTGACGGTACTCATCCTCAGCAAAGTGCAGGTCATCCACCGTCTGTGCATCCAGCCCGGAGTAATCGAACGCCGGGCGGATTTCGTCCGGGATCGTGGTCAGGGGCTTGTTCTGTGTCGTCTGGGTTCCGGGCACTTCCGGTTTGTCAACATCCGCAGAGTGAGCGGGAGTTAAATGCTTTTCGCCTTCGGTCTGATAACTGTTGCACTCCTGCACGGGATGGCCGCAGCTGTGGCAGTTTCCGAAGCATTCTTCTTTGCACCCGCCACAGGTGCAGGTAGAGCAGATGCAGGAAGCAGGAACACTCGAGGAAGAATCCTCTTCCACTGGGTCGATGGGGGCATTTTTGCAGGGCTTGGCATTTTCTAATGCGTCCAGCATTGCGCAGTCGATTTCGTACTCGTCCAGCGGGGCGAACTCCGCGCCATTGGTCAGAAACGACTGTGGGGTCAGATTCTTGTCTGCCGCTCTGGCCAGCTCAAATCTATGCGTCATGATGCGGCTTTCTTTCCAAATGCTGCCGTTCCAGTACCAGAACCGGCCGCGGTAACAGGCATAAACCATCTCGTTGGAAATCTTGGAACTGATGGTGTAGTCCGTCATACCCGCACCTCCGTGTCCTTCAGGCGGTCCAGCAGCTCGGCGAGCAGGGCACCGGACAGCGGCTTGATGTCGCCGCCACGCCAGCCATAGCAGAAGATGGTGCCGCACAGGGGCTGGCCGCGCACCACACGGTTGACCGGCTGGCCCGCCGTGCGGAAGAACAGCACCGCCGGGGTGCGCGGGAAGATGTAATGCTCCACCGTGCCGCCAAGCCGGGCCTCCATAGCGGAGAGGGTGTCCGGCAGATTTGCCGGTTCCGGGGCGCGGCCCGGTTCGATCAGAATACCTTTCATGCTTGTAAAAACCTCCAAAGTGTGTTATTCTTCGGGGTGATGGGGAGTAGAGAATCCATCACCCTTTGGGCTCGTCCGTGCTGCGAACACGGGCGGGCCTTTTTGGTTTGCGGGGCAGGCTGTCCACCTCGCTGCGCGGGATGAGCTCCCGCTGACAAATGTACTTGACGTGCTGCCTGCCGTCCTTGAGCCAGTGGCAGACGGAAGCGGCAAAAGAATTTGCGCTGGCGTAGCCCAGCCGCCGGGCGCACATGGCGGCCGTGCCGCTGGCCAGCAGGTCGCCGGTTTTGGCGTCCCACACGGTGTACCAAAAGGCATTGTTGACGAGGTCAGGCATGGGGCTTACCCCACCTTCCGCTTGCCCTTGACGGTGTTGCGGGGCTCCTTGTGGACTTTCTTGCTGGCCCGCTCCTCGGCGTCCTGCACGGCAAAGCTGATGCGCATCAGGGCAAGGCTGGTCAGAATCAGCACCATGGCGGTGACGAACTCGCCGTCGGTGATCGTGCCGCCCAACTGGGCCCCGCCCTCGATGCCCATAGCATACAGCAGGCCTGCGCCCAGACTGGCGGCTGCCAGCACCTGCAAAACGGTGGATTTAATCTTCATCGTCGTCCTCCTCTTTCAGCGCGCGGATCGTGTTGTAGAGCAGTCCAGACGCCCAGCCCATCTGCCGCTCAAAATCGTCCGGGAAATAGCTCTTCAGAATCTGGGCGATTGCGCACACCAGAAGATGCAGCACGTCGCTGGGACCACCTTCGATCTTGATGGTCGAGTCCTCACTGTCGATGTAAAGTTTTGCCTTCATGTTCATGCTCCTTTCTCAACCTTTGGGAAGAAATACTCACCGATCTGTTCCTGTGGAATGTGCAGCTCCCTGCAAATGGCGGTGATCTCGTAATGGCGCCACTCATTGTTCTTTTGCTCTGGCTTCGGGTTCAGGCGGGTGGACAGGGTGCTTTCACCCATGCCGACCAGCTTGGCGAACTCCCGGTGCTCAAACCCTTCGTCCTCGATGAGGCGGGCCAGCTTCAGGTAAGGGCTTCTTGGCTTTCTCATGGCTTTCATCCTCCTTCTTTTTGCGGATGTGTTCCAGCCGCTCCGGCTGACGTTTTTCCCAGCGCTGTTCTGCCCAGCGCTTGTTGCGGCCGTTCACGCTTCCAGTTCCAGCGCCCAGAACTCGGCCAGGGTCTGGCACACCGGCTCGCTGAAACCAATCAGCTCATCCCCGCGGGCAGCTGCCAGAAGGGCGTCGCCCACGATCATGTCCCGGACGCAGTGGGCATACAGGTCGGTGGCATCTTCGTTGAGCGTGAGCCGCCGGAGCTTGCCTTCCTCATTGAGGATGAGCTTAATGCTGTCCACCGGCTCCCGCGCCCAGCAGGGGCCGAGGATGCTGGCTGCGGTCTCGATCGGGCCGTCCACCAGCACCTGCATGGCTTGCAGGGTCAGGGTGCCGTCCTTATCGCAGGGGATCAGGCGGCATTTGCCGCCGGGTTTGAGCAAAATCATGTAACGTTCCATGGCTGTGTGTCTCCTCTTTTTAGTCCGGGCTGAAAGTCTGGAACCGGTCATCGTGCCGGCTCTTGAATTCTTTCAACTCTCGGATATCTTCCGGCGTACAGCCGGTGTTTTCATAAGCTGCCAGCCGCTGCACAAGCTCTTCTTTCTTGGCCGGGCTCCAGTAGCCCTCTTTGATGCCGCTGCTGCGCGGGCTTGTAAGTCGTTCCATGGGGTATACCTCCTTGTTGGTGTCTCCCTTCTGCGGTATACTGGGTGAAAACAGGAGGGAGGTGGAAAAATGGATAGAAAAGAAATCTGCGATGCAATCGTTCTGACTGCGGCCGAGAAAAAGCTGCTGAAAGAGATTTACAGGAATCCGCACCGGAAATGTGAACGGGCAGAAGTGGAAGCACTTGAAGAGGTAGGTCTGGTGGAACAGGACACGGAAAAACAACCAAACTTTGGCGTTCCATTCCCAGTTGGGACCTACTATGTATCAGACTTCTATTTTGTGTACAAAGAGTACCTGCGGGACAAGCGCCGGGACATGACCCTGCAATCCCTCTGGCTGCCTATTGTGGTCAGCATCATTACCACCCTAACAGTAAACGCACTACAATGGTTGTGGCCGCTGCTATTACAATGGTCTTCCAGTTGTCACTGAGAAAGTCCTTCATGAGATTCGCCTCCTTTTAATGCAGGAGATTCTTGACTGTCTCAAGAATCGGAATGAGGCCGCTGCGGAGACTCAGGATGCTTCCGTAAACGCTCTCGAAGTTGCCAAGGAGGATTTCGAGAGTGCTGTAGATGTCGCTGATCTGCCAGACAATTCGCAAGAGCAGGAGACTTTGGACAAAGCAGGCGACGCTGAGAATTAAGCTGCTTCGTTTAAGTTTTTGAATCTCGTCCTCCATAACCCGGCCTTCCGTCTCCAGCGGTTCGCCGGGCTTTTTGTTGTTGTTCATGTGGCTCACCTCCTTTCACTCTGCACCTCTGGGCTTCTTCCGGCCAGCGCATCGGCCATGATCTCATCGAAGCCCGGCAGGCCAAAGGCGATGATCTGGAGCTGGTCGATGCGGCTGTCCAAGTTGGCCTGGGCTTGGGCGACCAGGCTTTCCGCCTGACGCAGGTTGTCGCACATCTTGCCGTAATCGGCCTTGGCCTGAAGGAACCGGGCCTTATAGTTGTCTCGGTGCTTGATGAAGTCGTTGCGCAGGTTGATGATGTCGGCCAGTTCAGCTTTGGCGTTGCTTACGTTCTGGATGGCCATGTTCAACTGGGCATTGGTGGCTTCCAACTGCTCAATGTGCTGCTGGGCTTTCACGGTCTCGTACACGCCGTTCTTGCGCAGGGCCGGGAGCACCTCGCCGGTGACCCAGTGCTTGAAAGCCTTGGCCTTTGGCATCTTGCTGCTCAGGATCAGGCTGTACAGGCCGGACTCGTTGATGAGGGCGGTCTTGGATGAGGGGGACACATTCCCATTTTGGGAATCTGCCCCCTGCGGCAGCATCTCAAGCCGCTTGTCCTCCTCATCGACGTGGGCGATGATGGCCTTGCCGGGATTCTTGTACCCCAGTGCCACAGCAACGTCCTTGCCCACCAGCCAAGGTGTGCCGTCGATCTCGACGGTGCGCACCTGCCCGAACTCCGGGTTCTCAAAGATTTGTAAGTCGTTCATGTGGATTTGTACCTCCTTGTATTCACTTCACTTTCGCTGTAAAATAAAAAGACGGAAAGGAGGTGAATGGAAAAATGATTTTTGAAAATTTTTTAAGAATGCATGGTCTGAATATGCAAATTGAGCGAGATGGTGAAATTATTGCAACCGTTCCAGGTTTGCCAAACCGAGAAACGGCAACGAACCGTCAGTACGTTGGATTTCGCCCAAAAACCGATATTAAAATAGACGATGTTATTATCACTCCGGCCAATGAACGGCTTTATGTAACGGAAACGCAGGCATCGTTCTTCCAAAAGCAGCAGGAAGAAATAAAAGCGTTCTATATGACCGAAGTCGAGAAAAAGCGAAAAGAAACCGAACAGCGTCAGAGTAATATTTATAATATCGGTACAGCTTACGGTTCTGTAATTGGAACAGCCAATACAGCGACCATCAACTACCAGACGAATTTTCAGGAACTGCGGGAAAGGGCAGAAGCTGAAGATGCACCGGACAAAGAGCAAGTCCAGAAGTTAGTTGATCTTGTTGAGATGATCGTAAATGACCAGATTCCTCCGCAGAAGGGATTGTTGTCCAAGTTTTCCGAAACGATGGAACGTCACTCGTGGATTACAAGTGCTGTTGCATCTGCGCTTGTATCGTGGTTGACACAACTTCCGCACTGATCTCGATGGTCAAGTTTAACAATGCTTTTCCATTGCTGGACTGAACCAACGAATAATCCTTCACATTCTGGATAACCGTTCCGTCTATCTGGCAGCTAAAACGATTGTCCAAGTGCGACAGCTGAATCTCTTGCACCCCGCGCTTCTCTTCCTTAGGAGCGTGGGGCCTTTTGCTGTTGCTCATCTTCTTCACCTCCTTGTTGGATAGGGTGTTGTCGTTCATGTTGGCTGTACCTCCTTATTACATACTCTACTTTAAGTAGACATCTTGGCGAAAAAAATTTGGTCAATTGGAATCCCAACGACCTCACTGATCTTTTTCGCAGTGGCAACAGTGGCATCTTCGGGCGATTGCTCGATTTTGCGGTATGTATCGCGCGAAATTCCAAGCTTTTCTGCCATTTCACGCTGGGTGAATCCTGCGTACTGGCGGGCTTGTTTTACAGTAAATCCCAAATCGTCAACCTCCTTTCGTCTGGGGTTAAGAATACTATACTCCACTTTTGGTAGAATGCCAAGAACTTAAAGTAGAAAATTTTCTAAGTGATGTTGACAACGCTCTACTTTTGGTGTAATCTCTACATATAAGGAGTGATTCAATTGAGCATCGCTGAAAATATAAAAAGAATCCGTACCGAGCATGGTCTATCGCAGGCAGAACTTGGCAAGATCGCCGGTGTCAGTGACAAGGCGGTGTCCACTTGGGAACTTGGCATCAAAACGCCCCGCATGGGTGCAGTTGAAAAAATGGCCAACTATTTTGGAATCGCCAAGAGTGCCATTGTGGATGACGTGCAGTCAACATCTGCTACGTCTGCCGTTCCTCCAGGCTTTCAGCCGATGCCGGAGATGGACATGGTCCCATTGGTGGGCCGGATCGCCTGCGGTACGCCCATCCTGGCAGAGCAGAACATTGACGGCCATGTGGACGCGCCGGAGGATATCCGGTGCGATTTTGCGTTGCGCTGCAAGGGCGACAGTATGATCGGGGCCGGCATCCACGATGGCGACGCGGTGTATATCCACATTCAGCCGGAGGTGGAGAACGGCGAGATCGCCGCCGTGCGGATAGGCGAGGAAGCCACCCTCAAGCGGGTGTACTACCAGAACGGCACCCTGACCCTGATGCCCGCAAACGCCGCCTATGCGCCCATGGTCTACACCGGCCCGGAACTGAACGACGTGCAGATCGAGGGCAAGGCCGTGGGCTGGACCCACTGGGTGGGGTGAAAAGGTATATGATGTTCAAGAATGCGTGAAATTTTATTGAAATGTTGTAAGTATCACTTTTAAGTGATATACTCTGCAATAGGAGGAAGTGATTTTTCTGAACAAAGATCAATTCTTGAAATTACTGATCCAGTTGTTTTCTGAATATGATGATATGCTGATATTACATTCTGACACCTTGAAAGAACTGGTTGTGCTTCTAAAAAATGCAGGAATGGAAGGGCAATTTCTTTCTAAGCTGGAAGAATATCTTTCAAACCTGAAAATGTATGGAGATGCGGCCATTGGCGGAAGAGGTGCGCCGATGGAACATCTTAGTGGTGAAGCCCCGTTGTGTTCAATGCGCTTTCTGTTTGCGACTACGAATTTTCGCATTATATTTGCTTATCAGAATGAGCATATTTATCTACTGTCTACGTTCCACGAACGGGCAGGGAAAAAGAAAACCAGTTATTCGGCACATATTCCAATTGCAAGACAGCGTTTAGAAGAATTATTGAAGGAGAGATGAAAATGCCCTGCAAAGCAACATTGGCCGATTTGGTGGAATCCTTGGCTGAAAACATGTCTGTAGTTGAGTTGGCTCAAACTGCAATTCGTGTTGAAATCAGCAAGACCATCAGAGAGGCGCGCAAACAACTGAATTTATCCCAAAAAGAACTGGCCGAAAAAATGGGTGTAAAGCAAAGCATGGTATCCCGCTGGGAAAGCGGAGAATGCAACTATACGATCGATACTCTTGTGCAGATCGCTAATGCATTGAATCTTTCTGTAGAATGTCCTCTGGTCTTTGAGGAAGTATCCGTGCCGGTAAATTCTGTTTCGGTTCGCCCGCAGAGTGCACACACGATTGTTTCTGAAAATACAGAGTTTTCAAATGTGATTCGGCTTGACTTTGGAAAGGTGACAAATGGAGGGGCTGCATAATGAACATAAATGAGTTTTCGGCCAATATCCAATATAAAAATAGTTTTATTACAGAGTGCACCATCACAAATAATTTATTGGATATCGGCGAAGATGCTGTTTTAAATGCAAATGTAAAAGTGGCGGTGAGCAATCCGGCCGTTTCAGAAGATCAGAAAGAAAAAATCGGACGTGTCCGGTTGACCTTTGATGGAAATTATTCCGTCCCGGATAATAAAGATGCAAACTGTGGATACCATATTGTTCTGATCGGTGAATTTTCAACATCGGTCGAAACAAAAGACGAGGAATTTTTCACGACACTATGGCTTAACGGGTCTACCGCATTGTATAGTATTGCGCGCGGGAAAATTGAAACAATTTCCACCGCGGTTCTTAACAATGGCAAAATTGTGTTGCCAATGGTGAACATGATAGAACTTTTAAAGGCACAGTTTGAAGCAGAAGATGCAGAGGAGAAAAAGGAGTAAAACCGTTCTTCCGCTTGCTTTATTGCGTGGCATATAATGCAAATGCATGATACAGACCCCGCCACGCCTCTCAATGATGCGTACCATGGCGGGGTCGCTTTATTATGAGTTGCCGAGGAATCCTCGGTAGTTGAACAAAACAAAAACTCCCCCGGTGCTACCAACACCGAGGGAGTCAAGATAAGCGGCTCACCCTTGCGGGGTCATCGCACACCTAAGCAATGCGATTATACCTCTTTTGGGCGGGCTTGTCAAAGTGTATCTGTGGAGGTGCATTTTATGGGAAAACGAACCAACACGGCAGCCTGGCTGCCGAATCAGCAGCGCTGGCAGATCAACGTCCAAAAGAATGGTGTGCGCAGATCCTTTACCAGCTCAAAGCCCGGCCGCACCGGCCAGCGTGAAGCCAATGCAAAGGCGGACGCATGGCTGGATGACGGCATCAGCAATACTCGGATGCTGGTAGAAGCAGCCTATCCGCAGTGGATCGGCGAGCTGAAACTGACCACCAGCCGCTCCAACTGGGAACCGATCCAGAGCCGGTGGAACGTCTGGGTGCGTCCAGTCATTGGCCGGAGGCGTGTGGGAGACCTGACGGAACAACAGCTGCAAGCCATCATCAACAAAGGATTTGCAGGAGGACTGAGCAAAAAATACCTTTCCAACATGTGCACGGATTTGACCATGTTCTGCAAATGGCTGCGCCTGAGCAAAATGTCCACTCTGCGGCCGGAAGAACTGCATGTGCCAAAGGGTGCACGCTCCAAGGAAAAAGAAATATTGCAGCCGGAGGATCTGCGTACACTTTTTGAGGTGGACACTACGATCCTGGACGGCAAACTGATCGAGGATCCTTATGTCAATGCGTACAGGTTTAGCGTTGTGACTGGCCTTCGTCCGGGCGAGCTGATCGGACTGAGCTGGAAGGACGTTAAGGGGGGCCGGGTGAAGATCCGGCGAGCTATAAACACCCGTGGCGAGGAAACCCGCGGCAAGAACGACAACGCTGTGCGCGCCTTTGCACTCACCGATAGTGCGGCCGCTATTCTGCAGGCACAGAAAAAGCTGACAGGCGGGCAGGAGAGCGTGTTTTGCATCTCCTGTGAGGACTCCTATAGAAAATATTGGCGGCGCTACTGCGAGGCCAACGGCCTGCACTATGTTCCGCCGTATAATCTCCGGCACACGTTCGTATCACTGGCAAAAACGCTGCCAGAGGGACAAGTCAAGCCCTTGGTTGGCCACTCCCGCCAGATGGACACGTTCGGGATCTACGCGCATCTTATTCATGGCGAGGATGTGCAGACTGCCGCAGACCTGGACAACGTTCTCAGCAGGGTTCTTGATCCGGAAAGTCTTGAGAAGTAACACATTTTGTAACACGTTTCTATTTCTCGCACCGTGTTTACGGTTTCCTTCCCGGAGAAGTGGATTTCGGAATTTAACGGAAGTACGTTGGATGTGTATGCCGGATTTTCGCCGGAAAAGTTCTGGACCGGGTTCGACCCCCGTCGGCGGCATGAAGAAAAGCACCTGAGAACGATGGTTCTTGGGTGCTTTTTTCATGCTTGTATTCCGGAAAGGGGATGATATGCACATGCTGCGGTCGAGCGGATGGAGAGGCTTTGCGGTCTGTTCACAGTTCATTCGGAAAAAGTGCTTTTTCTTTCCATGGTTTCATGCTATAATAAAAAACGATACGATCCGTGATCGTAACGGGGCAGGGGGCCGCTGGCCGTCCTGCCGGGGCAGTGCCCGCAAACTGCGGCGGGCGGGAAACAGAAAAAGAGAGGCGAATCGAGATGTTGGATATGATCAAATGCAGCACCGGCGGCGCATACTATGCCCGCGGCGAGTGGGTGCCGGCAGACGGCAACGCACCGGCAGCACTGGCCGCCAAGGGCTTTGATGCCGCTGCGGTGGAAAACGCAAAGACCGGTACCATGGCCTACAGCATTCTGCAGGCTCACAACACCAGCGGCGATGCCGAAAACCTGAAGATCAAGTTTGACGCCATGGCCAGCCATGACATCACCTTTGTGGGCATCATCCAGACGGCCCGCGCGTCCGGCCTGGAAAAGTTCCCCATCCCGTATGTGCTCACCAACTGCCACAACAGCCTGTGCGCCGTGGGCGGCACCATCAACGAGGATGACCACCGCTTCGGCCTGTCGGCTGCCAAAAAGTACGGCGGCATCTTTGTGCCCCCGCATCTGGCTGTCATCCACCAGTACATGCGTGAAAAGTTTGCCGGCTGCGGCAAAATGATCCTTGGCTCGGACTCCCACACCCGCTACGGTGCACTGGGCACCATGGCCATCGGCGAGGGCGGCGGCGAGCTGGCAAAGCAGCTGCTGGGCCGCACCTACGATGTGGCCCGTCCGGGTGTGGTGGCCATTTACCTCACCGGCAGCCTGCCTGCCGGCTGCGGCCCCCACGATGTGGCCATTGCGCTGGTGGGCAAGCTGTTCAAGAGCGGCTATGTCAAGAACAAGGTCATGGAGTTCGTTGGCCCCGGCATTGCCTCCCTGCGGCAGGACACCCGCAACGCCATCGACGCCATGACCACCGAGACCACCTGCCTGTCCTCCATCTGGGAGACCGACGAGACCACGCAGAAGTTCCTTGCCGTGCATGGCCGTGCTGCGGATTACAAGAAGCTGGCCCCGGCGGACCTTGCCTACTATGACGGCGTTGTGGAAGTGGATCTGTCGGCCATCCGTCCGATGATCGCTCTGCCCATGCACCCCTCCAATGCCTTTACCATCGAAGAGCTGAACGCCAATCTGGAGGACATCCTGCACGCCTGCGAAGAGGATGTGCAGAAGCTCATCGGCCGTAAGGATGTGCACCTGGACCTGTGCAGCAAGATCGAGAACGGCAAGCTGCGGGTGGACCAGGGCGTGATCGCCGGTTGTGCAGGCGGTTTGTACGACAGCATCTATGAGGCGGCTTCCATCCTCAAGGGCCGCACCGGCGGCTGCGGCGACTACGCCCTCAGTGTGTACCCCGGCAGTCAGCCCATCATGATGGAACTGGTGCGCACCGGCGTGATCAGCGAACTGATGGCCAGCGGTGCCACCGTGCGCACGGCTTTCTGCGGCCCCTGCTTCGGCGCAGGCGATGTGCCCGCCAACGGGGCACTGTCCATCCGCCACACCACCCGCAACTTCCCCAGCCGCGAAGGCTCCAAGCCCGGCAATGGCCAGCTGGCGGGTGTGGCCCTGATGGATGCCCGCAGCATTGCGGCCACCACGGCCAACGGCGGCATCCTGACCCCGGCCACCGACATCGACTACGATCCCACCGTGCCGGAGTACCAGTACGATCCTTCCAGCTACGACACCCGCGTGTATCAGGGCTTTGGCAAGGGCGACTACGACGCCCTGCTCAAGCTGGGCCCCAACATCAAGGACTGGCCGGAGATCGCACCGCTGGGCAACAACCTGCTGCTGAAGGTGGCGTCCTACATCACCGACCCTGTTACGACCACCGACGAGCTGATCCCCTCCGGTGAGACTTCCTCCTACCGCTCCAACCCCTTGGGTCTGGCCGAGTTCACCCTCAGCCGCAAGGACCCGGAGTATGTGGGCCGTGCCAAGGCCGTGCGTGCCGAAGAGGAAGCCCGCCGTGCCGGTACGGCAGACGACGCCCTGCTGGCAAAGGTGCACGCCGTGCCCGGCTGCGAGAACCTGACCTGGAACGACCTGCAGATCGCCTCCACCATCTTTGCAGTCAAGCCGGGCGACGGCTCCGCCCGTGAGCAGGCCGCCAGCTGCCAGCGTGTGCTGGGTGCCGGGGCCAACATCGTCACCGAGTATGCCACCAAGCGTTACCGCTCCAACCTGATCAACTGGGGCATGCTGCCCCTGCAGCTGGCCGGGGCTACGCCCTTCGGGCTGGGGGATTACATCCTCATCCCCAATGTGCGTGAAGCGCTCAAGGGCGACCTGAAGGACATCAAGGCCTATGTGCTGGGCGATGAACCCAAGGCATTTGACCTCTACATGGCTCCGCTGACCGACGACGAGCGTCAGATCCTGGCCGACGGCTGCCTGATCAATTTCTACAAACATTAAAGAGGCGTTTCCATGTCCTGCGATCTTCACAACCATTCCACCTGTTCCGACGGCTCGGTGCCCATCCAGCGCCTGCCGGGCATCGCGGCCCGTACCGGGCTGCACGCCATTGCCATCTCCGACCACGACACTACCCTGAGTGCGGCGTACTGCTACGCCCATCCCCGACAGGAGGGCGTGGAGTTGATCCCGGCGGTGGAGCTGACCGGTTACGATTTTGAGCGCCAGCACCGGGTGCATCTGCTGTGCTATTACCCCAACCTGGACTGTGTCCCGCTCCGGGAGCACTGCGAGATCATGAAGCAGCGGCGCAATGCCTGCGGCCTGCAGACGGTCCATGAGCTGGAGGCAATGTACCCGCAGTTCACCGAGGAGCTTGTCTGGGAGACGGCGGCCGAAAGCGGCGTGATCTACAAAAGCGGCATCATGCAGGTGCTGGGGGAGCTTGGCCTGAGTGACGGTAGCATTTACGGCGAGACCTACCACAAGCTGTTCGGCTGGAATCCCCGCGGCATCGTGCTGCACTCGCCGGAGTATCTGCCGGTGCGGGAAGTGCTGGCCACGGCCAAGGCCAGCGGTGGTGCAGTGGTGTTTGCGCATCCCACCGTCTACAAGAGCATGCCGCTGGTGCGCGAACTGGCGGCAGAAGGCGCCATTGATGGTATCGAGGTGGACCACCCCAGCAACAGCTCGGAGGACCACGCGGAGTGCGTGCAGCTTTGCCGGGAATACAGCCTTGTGCCCACGGCCGGGACGGATTTCCATGGCCGCAACCACAAGGTGCCCCATCCCATCGGCACCTGTACCGCTCCGGACGAGACGGTCACCCGCCTGCAGGAGATCGCCCGCAAACGGGGCGGCGGCAATGGCACACGATAAAGCCGGAAAAGGCTTTTCCTTTATAAGAAAGAGAGAGGAAGTTTGAAACCATGAGCAAGGAATTCAGCTTTGCAAACAAAGGCACCTGCTCCAAGCAGACCAATTTTGTCCTGAACGACGACCACACCATTGCGTCCATCGAGGTCATCGGCGGCTGCAACGGCAACCTGAAAGGCATCTGCCAGCTGGTCACCGGCATGAAGGCCGAGGACGTCATTGCACGTCTGGACGGTACGCTGTGCGGGTTCCGCAACACCAGCTGCCCGGACCAGATCGCACAGAACCTGAAGAAGGCTCTGGAAGAGATGAACTGACCGGAAACCGATCGAAACGCGGGCACCGCGCTTTGCAGAAATGCAGGGCGCGGTGTCTTTTTTTGTGTACGGGAAAAGCAAAAAATGCACAATATGCAATCAAATGAATAAGAATGCAATGATATGCAATTTTGACAAGTCGGACTTTTGAGAGAAAAGTGAGTGAAAGAACAAAAATGTGTTGCACTTCCCGGAAAACGCACTCGAAGTGCAACACAAGCGTAACGGGAAAAGGGGGCACTTCCGGATGTAGTTGCACTTGTGTTACGATTCTGAACGGACCAATTTTTGAATTTTTTGCATTTCTGTCCCCAAAAATTGCGCAAAACCCCTTGACGATGAGATGCTCTTGTGATACTCTTGTGACACAAGAGTTGCACTTGTGAAACGCACGAGTTGCAAAACGGATTTGCAACGCGCAACCGATCAAATGCAAAACGGCTTTTATACAAAAAGCTGTATCAGGAGGATGTCTTATGAAACTCGAAATGCGTACTGTTCAGAAGATCGCGGCAGCTGCTATGACGCTGGCTGTGATGTTTGGCTGCGCATCTCCGCTCAAGCCTCTGGCTGCGAGCGCTGCACAGAACACTGTGTCGGTTTCTGCGGACATCGACGAAGAAAACTCCTACATCAGCGCACAGGACCAGATGTACCAGAAGGATTTCCTGAAGCTCATCAACAAGGCCCGTGCAAAGGCCGGTCTGAACAGCGTGGAGCTGGGCGATGCCGCCCACAACGCCGCCGCTGCTGAGCGTGCCGAAGAGCTGGCTACCACGTATTCTTATGTGCGTCCCAACGGTCAGCGCGACTTCACCGTTTTTGCCGAGAACGGCATCGGCGATGTGTCCGTTGGCGAGAACTATCTGGCCGGCGTGTCCACTCCGGACTCCGCCATGGACCAGTGGATGAACCTCGATTTCGCCCGTGAGCGCATCCTGAATGCGGATGCCACCACCGTGAGTGTCGGCCACTATGAGGGCGGTGCCTACGGCAACTACTGGGTGCTGATCTTCTCTTACCCCGAAAACTCTCACACCGATGACTTCCGTCAGGAAGTGCTGGATCTGGTCAATGTCGAGCGTGCAAAGTACGGCCTGACCCCGCTGGTGATGGGCGATGCCAACCTGACCGCTGCCGCACAGAAGCGTGCTGAAGAGATCGCTACCGTCAACTCCCATACCCGTCCGGATGGCAGCAAGTGCTTCACCGTGCTCAAGGAGTACGGCGTGACCGCAGCTCCCACCGGTGAGAACGCCGCCTGGGGCAGCGTTTCTCCGCAGGAGGTCGTGGATGCCTGGATGCAGTCCGAAGGCCATCGTGCCAACATTCTGAACCCCGAAGCCCGTGCCATGGGCGTTGGCTACTACTACAACAGCAGCAGCACCTGGGGCCATCAGTGGATCCAGATCTTCACCAAGTGATATCCTCTTCATCATCATACCAAGATACCTTCTCCCTTTCTTGAAAAGTTGTGTGCGAGGAAAGCCCGGCAGCGAAAGCTGCCGGGCTTTTCACTTGCACAAATGGCGTTTTATGTTATACTGATTCTGAATAACACGCAGGAGGAACCATTGTGGAGGATTACCGGACCATCCGCGGTACGGCCGTGGGCGAATACGAAGAGAAGAAGAGCCGCTTCATTGCGCAGCTCTCCTTTGCGGACAGCGAGGAGGCCGCCGTGGCATTCCTGGAGCAGGTGCGCGCGGCCAACCGCACGGCGCGGCACAACGTGTATGCTTACCGGCTGCGGGAGGGGAATCGGGAACGCTACTCCGACGATGGCGAGCCGGCCAAAACGGCCGGGACCCCGGCACTGGAGGTGCTGCAGCACAGCGGCCTGACGGATCTGATCGTGGTGATCACCCGTTACTTCGGCGGGGTGCTGCTGGGCACCGGCGGGCTGGTGCGTGCGTACACCACGGCCACGGCCCGCGCGCTGGAAAATGCTGAGGTGGTCACGGTGCGCAGTGTGGTGGAGCTGCGCATGACGGTGGACTATTCTCTTTACGAGCGGGCATCCCTGCTCATCGACGCCGCCGGGGCAAAGCAGGCTGCGCCGGAGTTCGCCGACCGGGTCACCCTGCGCTGGCAGATGCCGGAACACACCGAAGGTCCGCTGCTGGAACAGCTGCGGGAGCTGACCCGGGGCGGGGCGGAGGCAGCAGTGTCTGAGCCATTCTACGCACCTTTTTAAAAATCAAGTGAATTTTAGGAGCTGACACAGAACTTCCCCCTTCGACAGGGCCGTTGTGCTACAATTGCCGCAGGCGCGGCGCGTGGGATCGGCTGCGCCGGGATTTCCGGTGGAAAGGGGGGAGAAGAACCAGAAAAGGGAGGGGACCAGCATGGATGTGCGCCAGAGAACCGAAGAGATCGAACACCTGACCTTTGCACCGTGGGCGACCTTCAGCGATGCCAGCCGCGGCCGGGCGGTGCCGGAGCCGCAGGATCCGCTGCGCCCGGTGTTTCAGCGTGACCGCGACCGGGTGCTGCACTGCAAGGCGTTCCGCCGCCTGAAGCAAAAGACCCAGGTATTCCTGTCCCCGGAAGGGGACCTGTACCGCACCCGGCTGACCCATACGCTGGAGGTGTCGCAGATCGCCCGCACCATTGCCCGCGCCCTGCGCCTGAACGAGGACCTGACCGAGGCCATCAGCCTGGCCCATGACCTGGGCCACACGCCCTTTGGCCACGCCGGAGAACGGGCGCTCAACCAGCTCTGCCCGGGCGGGTTCAAGCATTATGTGCAGAGCCTGCGGGTGGTGGACAAGCTGGAAAAAGAGGGCAGGGGCCTCAACCTGAGCTGGGAAGTGCGCAACGGCATCGTGACCCACACCAAAGGCACCTGGGCTGCCACCCCGGAAGGGCGCATCGTACGCATGGCAGACCAGATCGCCTACGTCAACCACGACATCGAGGACGCCGTGCGCGCCGGTGTGCTGGACCCGGACATCCTGCCAAGGGACTGCACCACGGTGCTGGGCACCACCAAATCCGTCCGCATCACGACCATGATCAACAGCATCCTGCGCAATAGCGACGGCAATGTACGGGTGGGTACGGAGGAGAATGAGGCCTTTCTGGCCCTGCGGGACTTCATGTACGCCACCGTCTATGTGGACAAAACCGCCAAACGCGAGGAACAAAAGGTGGACAAGGTGATCGGGGAGCTGTATGACTACTACCTGAACCACATCGACCGGATGTCCAATTTCTACGTTCAGCTGGCGTATCAGGAAGGCCGTGACCGCGCGGTGACCGACTACATCAGCGGTATGAGCGACGAGTTTGCCATCCGTACCTTTGAGGAGCTTTTTGTGCCGCAGAAGTGGCATGTTCTATAAACCGGAAAGGTCGTTTGAAAATCCATGATCCCACACGAATACATTGAGGAACTGACCCGCCGCACCGACATCGTGGAGTTGGTGGGCAGCTATGTGCAGCTCAAGCGCAAGGGGCGGCTGTACGGCGGGCTGTGCCCTTTCCACAGTGAAAAATCGCCCTCCTTTTACGTCTACCCGGACACCCAGAGCTTTTACTGCTTTGGCTGCGGGGCCGGCGGCGATGCCATTACCTTTGCCAAAAAGATCAACAGCATCGACTACCCGGAGGCCGTCAAGATGCTGGCGGCCCGCGCCGGGATGCCGGAGCCCCAGGAGGACGACAAGACCGGCAGGATGCGCAGCCGCATCCTGTCCATGAACAAGGAGGCGGCACGGTTTTTTCATGCCTGCCTCAACTCCACCGTGGAGGAGGCCCGGCAGGCCCGTGCCTACTGGCGACGGCGCGGCCTGGACGACAAGACCATCGTCCGGTTCGGGCTGGGCTATGCCCCAAACGACGGGCAGGCCCTGTATCAGTTTTTGCGCGACAAGGGCTACAATCAGCAGGAGCTGGACGCCAGTGGTCTGTTCAAGCGCAGTCCGTCCGGGCGGATCTACTGCCTGTTCTGGAAGCGGGTGATGACCCCCATTTTTGATCTGCGGGGCAACATCATTGCCTTTGGCGGCCGTGTGCTGGATGACTCCAAGCCCAAGTACGTCAACAGCCCCGAGACCCTGGTGTACCACAAGTCCGAGACGGTGTTTGCCTTGCAGATCGCCAAGCGCAGTGCCTCCCGGCGGTTCGTGCTGTGCGAGGGCTATATGGACGTCATCAGCATGCAGCAGGCCGGCATCGACACGGCAGTGTGTGCCTGCGGCACGGCCCTGACCCCGGATCAGGTGCGGCTCATCAGCGAGTACGCGGACGAGGTCATCCTGAGCTACGACTCGGACGAGGCAGGCCAAAAGGCCACCCTCCGGTCTCTGGAACTGTTCCGCAACAGCCCTGTAAAGGTGGGGGTGCTGCAGATCCCCGGAGCCAAGGACCCGGACGAGTACATCAAAAAGTACGGGGCAGAGCGGTTCCAGGCCCTGCTGGACGGGGTGGGCAACGCCCTGGACTTCCGGCTGGGGCGGCTGAAGGACCAGTACGACCTGGCCCAGGACGCGCAGCGGCTGGAATACGTCAAGGAGGCGGTGGACCTGCTGGCCCAGCGGTCCAGCCCCACCGAGCAGGAGGTCTACGCCGGGCGGCTGGCAGAGGAGACCAACATCTCCAAAGCTGCCATCATGACCCAGCTGGGCACCGCCGTAAAAAAGGCAGGCAGCAAACGCCGCCGGGAGCATGACCGGCAGGTGCTGCGGTCCGGGGAGATGGACCAGATCAAGGTGTCCTACACCGCCGGAGGCAGCCAGGCCCTGGGCATTGTCAGTGCCCAGCAGCGGCTGCTGGCGGCCATCCTGCGGGAACCGCAGTATCTGGATCTGGTCAAGGATCAGCTGACGGCAGAGCAGTTCATCCAGCCCCAGCAAAAGGAGCTGTATGAAGCCATGCTGCGGTGCCGGGAGCAAGGCGTGGAAATCAGCCTGACCGCCCTGCACGCTTTTGCCGGGGAGGAGGCCCTGAATGAACTGAGCCATCTTGCGGCACAATACAGCGATGTGAACTGTACACCGGATGACATCCGGCTGTATCTGGACCGCATTGCCCGGGGCATGCCCGTGGCAAGCAAGGCGGCCAGCATGACAAACGAGGAACTGAGCAGCTACTTCCAGTCGATGCGCGAAAAAAAGCAGGGGCTCGTGTGCGAAGAAGAATGAGGCCCGCTTTCCCCTCCGGCTGGAGCAGGAGAGGAAAGGAGCAGGAATCATGCAGAAATTGTCGCAGACCGAGGAACTGGCCCGGACGCTGGCGGCGCACGCCCGGCGCAAGACCCTGACCCCGGACCAGATCAGCCGCGCCATGGACGAGGCGGACTATGATGTGGCCCGGCTGGATGAACTGTACGAAGCGCTGGAGGCCCGGGGTGTGCACATTGCCGAGGACGAGGAAGCGGAGCTTCCGCCGCTGGACGAAACGCAGCTTGGTCAGCTGGAACATGAACTCTCCGCCGAGGGCGTGGCGCTGGATGACCCAGTGCACACCTATTTAAAGGAGATCGGCCGGGTGCCGCTGCTTACGGCACAGCAGGAAGCAGACCTTGCCCGCGCCGCACAGGCCGGGGACGCCGACGCTCGCCGTGCTCTGAGCGAAGCCAACCTGCGGCTGGTGGTGTCGGTGGCCAAGCGCTATGTCGGGCGGGGGCTGCCGTTTCTGGACCTGATTCAGGAAGGGAACCTCGGCCTGATGAAGGCGGCCGAAAAGTTTGAGCCGGAACGCGGCTTCAAGTTTTCCACCTACGCCACCTGGTGGATCCGGCAGTCCATTACCCGTGCGATTGCAGACCAGGGCCGTACCATCCGCATTCCGGTGCATCTGGTGGAGAACATCAACCGGGTCAAAAAGACAGCAGGGGAGCTGCTGCGCAAAAATGGCCGGGAGCCCACGGTGGAGGAAATCGCCGTGCAGCTGGATCTGGAACCGGACCGGGTGCGGGAACTGCTGCAGCTGGCACAGGATCCCATCAGTCTGGAAACGCCGGTGGGCGAGGAAGAGGATGCCCATCTGGAGGATTTCATCCAGGATGAGGAAGCGGGTGTTCCGGTGGACGAAGCCGGGCGGCAGCTGCTGCGCCGGGAACTGATGAACGTGCTCAAGAGCTTGACGCCCCGGGAAGAGCGGGTGATCGCCCTGCGCTTCGGGCTGGAGGACGGGCGTTCCCGTACGCTGGAAGAGCTGGGCCGGGAGTTCAACGTGACCCGGGAGCGGGTGCGGCAGATCGAAGCCAAAGCCCTGCGTAAGCTGCGGCATCCCAGCCGCGCCAAGCGCCTGCGGGATTATCTGGATGAGTGAAGCGCTGATAACATTATAAGAGGGAGCCTCTGAAAAATCTGCGGATTTTTCGGAGGCTTTTTTGTGCAGAAGTGGAACGGAACGATTGGAAATGGCTCCGCGCGCGCTGCGCCATGAATAGCGGAAATATCATTTTCACGAGAGGGGTCGTTACGGTAAGGGGCATCTGTTGCGATCGGCTTTGCGGTCGCCGCGTAACAGGGAAGAGAAATCTTTCTGATAAAGTCGTACTTCAGAATACAAGAGACAAGATAGACAAATTGCACAAGGCTGTTTTGGTATGGAACGTGCAAAATAAAAATATCAACCCCTAAAACGAAGAAAATTGACACGCTGCCGGGTGTACGGAATAAACCGGCAAAAATCAAAAAAATGCACAGAAATCGTGAAAAATGGCTTGACAACTGGACTTTTAGGGTGTATACTGCATTAGTATCACATAATGGACTAATGCGCCTAAAAGAGGAATGCGCCGGGGTCGGCTGAGTGGGTCAAACCGCAAAGTTTGTGAAAAACGCCGAAACGTTCCTTCCGACGCGGGTCGAATTATGTGTGTCTGCTCAAATTTGACCCGTGTATACGACATCCCGTAGAGTATAAAAGTAAGGAGTGGTTGATTTTATGATGAAAGTCAAGCCCGTCAAGCTCGGCAAAACCG